TTCGGGTTCACGAATCCCGTGCTCGTCGACGGCGCCAACGGTGTGATCGCCGGGCATGGCCGCATCCTGGCCGCGCGCAAGCTCGGCATGGACACCGTGCCCGTTATCGAACTGGCGCACCTGTCCGAAGCCAAGAAGCGGGCCTATGTCATCGCCGATAACAAGCTGGCGCTGAATGCCGGGTGGGATGATGAGATGTTGCGGCTCGAAATCTCAGAGCTGACAGACGCCGGGTTCGACGTGAGCCTACTTGGGTTCAGCGACGAGGAACTGGCGCTGATGGACCCCGAGCAAGTCGAGGGCCTGACGGACGAGGACGCAGTGCCGGAAGTGCCCGAGGTGCCGGTGACGGTGCTGGGTGACGTGTGGCTGCTTGGCAAGCATCGGCTGATGTGCGGGGACTCGACCAGCATTGATGCGGTGGAAGCGCTGACTGGCGGTGGCGTCGATATGTGGCTGACGGACCCGCCTTACAACGTGGCATACACCGGCAAAACGAAAGACGCTCTCAAGATCAAAAACGACAGCATGGCTGACGAGGAGTTCCGCCAATTCCTGCGCGACTCCTATGTCGCTGCCGATGCCGTCATGAAGGCTGGCGCGGTGTTCTACATCTGGCACGCCGACTCGGAAGGGTACAACTTCCGTGGCGCGGCGCGAGACGCCGGGTGGACTGTGCGCCAGTGCTTGGTGTGGGAAAAGCAAACGTTGGTCATAGGCCGGCAGGACTACCACTGGAAGCATGAGCCGTGCTTATACGGGTGGAAGGATGGCGCCGGTCACCTGTGGGCTAGTGATCGAAAGCAGACCACGCTGCTGAAGTTCGACAGGCCGACCCGCAGCGGCGAGCACCCGACAATGAAGCCGGTGGCGCTGTTCGAGTATCAGATGCTCAACAACACCAAGGGTGGCGACAAGGTTCTGGATAGCTTTGGCGGCAGTGGAACAACGCTGCTGGCCGCCGAGAAGAACAGCCGCATCGCATGCCTGATGGAACTCGACCCAAAGTACTGCGACGTCATCGTGAAGCGCTGGCAGGACTTCACCGGCAAGCAAGCCACGCTTGAAAGCGACGGCCGCACATTCGCCGAAGTGGCAGGCGAGCGAGTGCCCGCCTGATGGCCAACCCTTCCCACAAGCCCACCGAAGCCACCCGCGCACAGGTCGACGCGCTGGCGGGCCTCGTTGGCTTGCCGCAGGCTGACATTGCCGCGTTCCTTCAGATCGACCTGAAGACGCTGCGCAAGCACTACCGCAAGGAACTGGACACCGCGACCACCAAGGCGAACGCCGCCGTGGCCAAGGCGCTGTTCACCAAGGCAACCAAGGGCAACGACACCGCGGCGATGATCTTCTGGCTCAAGGCGCGGGCCAAGTGGCGCGAGAAGACGGTGGAGGAAGTCAACGACGAGGCGCTGCAAATGCCCACGCGCGTCAACATCCGCATCGTCGACGCGAGCGTGCCCCGTGACCCTTGAAGTGGACTCGATCATGAACGGGCCACAAGCCAGGTTCATGGCGATGAACCACAAGTTCCGCGCATTCGTTGGCGGGTTCGGATCCGGCAAGACGTGGACGATCAGCAGCGCACTCTGCGCGCATGCCTATGAGCACCAGGGCGTCGCTGCGGGCTATTTCGCGCCGACCTACGGCCACATCCGCGACATCTTCTATCCAACGGTCGAGGAGGTCGCCGATCAGTGGGGTCTGACGGCATCCGTCAAGCAGGGCGTGCATGAGGTGACGCTTCGGCGCGGGCAGCGCGTGCTGACCACCATTATCTGCCGGTCGATGGACAAACCCGGCGACATTGTGGGTTTCAAGATCGGGCGGGCCGCAATCGACGAACTGGACATCCTGCCAAAGCAGAAGGCCGAGACCGCTTGGCGCAAGATCATCGCCCGCCTGCGCGTGGTCAAGTCGGGCCTGGTCAACGGCGTGGACGTGGCGACGACACCCGAGGGATTCCGGTTCACCTACGACCAGTTCGTGAAACAACCGCGCGAGCGGCCCGAGGTCGCCGAGCTGTACGGGATCGTCCAGGCCAGCACCTACGAGAACGGCAAAAACCTCCCGCCCGACTACATCCCATCCCTGCGCGCGAGCTACCCGCCGCAACTAATCGATGCCTACCTGGATGGGAAGTTCGTCAACCTCACCAGCGGCGCGGTCTACCCGAACTTCGATCGGCGGTTGAACCACACGCCCGAGCGGATCCGGCCAGGCGAAGCGCTGCACATCGGGATGGACTTCAACGTGCTGAACATGACGGCCATCGTGTCCGTGATCCGCGATGACAAGCCGCTGACGCTGGCCGAGGTGTGCAAGGTGCGCGACACGCCGACGATGGCGCGCGTGCTGCGCGATCGATTCCCGGAGCACCCCATCACGATCTACCCGGACGCCAGCGGCGGCAACACCAGCAGCAAGGACGCCAGCGAGTCTGATCTATCCATCCTGCGCCAGGCCGGGTTCACCGTCCGCGCGAACGCCAGCAACCCGGCGGTGCGCGATCGCGTGAACTCGGTCAATGCGCTGGTTCTGAACGGTGCTGGCGTGCGCTCGTGGAAGGTCAACACCGACGCCTGCCCGACGCTGACCGAGTGCATCGAGCAACAGGCATATGACACCAGCGGCGAACCCGACAAGGCGGCCGGCATGGATCACGCGCCAGACGCTGCGGGCTATTTCCTGGCGCACCGCTGGCCCATCGTCAAGCGCACGGCGACCGCGCAACCACTGAGGATCTTCTGAAATGGCCATCAAGGTCGACGACGCCGACCCGCGCGTCAGTGCAATGCAGCCCGACTGGGAACTCATCGAGACGCTACTCGGCGGCACGCGAGCGATGCGCGCGGCGGGCGAAAAGTACCTCCCGCGCTGGTCGCTCGAAGACCGCGCGGACTATGACGCCCGGCTCAAGCTGGCGACGCTGTTTCCGGCTACCGACGAGACTATCCGCCAGCTCACCGGGCGGGTGTTCGGCGAGGAAGTCGGCGACGATGAGGTGCTGCCATCATGGATCAAAGATGAGGTTTGGCCGGACATGGACCTGCAGGACGCGAACGGGCACGTATTCGCCCGAGCGTGGTTCCGCGCTGGCCTCGCCTTCGGCCTGGCCCATGTGCTGGTCGAGGCGCCGCTCGCGCCCGAGGTGCGCACGCAGGCCGACCAGCGCGCGTCCGGCGTGCGACCCTATTGCATCCTGCTGACGCCTGGCCGGGTGCTGGGTTGGAAGATCGGCGCCGACAACAAGCTGGCGCAGTTGCGCGTCACCTGGAGCCGCACGCAGCCCGGCGACTTCGGCGACGAGATCGTGCCGCAGATCCGGGTCTATGACGCCATGCCCGGCGCGCCGGTCAGTGTGCGGACGTTCGAGAAGGTGCGAACCAACGACGGCAAGCACCAGTGGGCACTGGTTGAGCAGGTGACGATGGGCGTCGAGGCGATCCCGCTGGCGACGTTCTACACCGGCAAGACGGAGCCGATGTGCGCGATCCCGCCGCTGCGCGAACTGGCCTACCTCAACGCCAAGCATTGGGCGAAGCAGTGCAGCAATGATTCCCTGATCGACGTGGCATCGGTGCCCGTGCTGGCTGTCATTGGACTGAGCGACGAGCGCACATCCGTGGGCATTGGCGCGCGGAATGCAGTTGCCCTTCCCGTCGGCGCCGATATGAAGTGGGTGGAGCATTCGGGGAAAGCCATCGACGCCGGCCGCCAGTCGCTGCAGGATCTGGAAGCGCAAATGAAGGCCATCGGCGCCAAGCTGATCGAACCGGGCGCGGCGACCAAGACGGCCACGCAGGCCGGCGAGGAGGCGGCGCAATCCAACAGCGTGCTCGCTGGCTGGGTGCGCGACTTCGCCGACGCGATGGCGGCCCTGCTCGACGTGATCGCCAGCTACCGCGGCGATGCCAAGGGCGGCAAGGTCACGATTCACGCCGACCTCGACCCGGACACGACGCCGAACGAATCCATGCAGGTGCTGACCAAGATGGTCACCGCGCGCGCCCTATCGCCGCGCGGCCTGTTCGAGGAAGGCAAGCGCCGCGGCCTGATCAGCAGCGAACGGGAGTGGGACGGCGAGCAGGAGTTGATCGCGCTCGACACGCCAGAGCCGGTGACGGAGCCGCGCGCGCAGGGGCAGATGAGGGTGGCAGGGGTGGTGACGTGAGTACGCCGGCGGGACTCGAACCCGCAACCTCCGCAAGACCAACACTGTCGCGATCAGTGTTGGTTACGGCTTGCGTTGCTCTGCCACTGAGCTGCGGCGCCGGTTGCAATTATGCCTGATCCCACACCCCGCGAGATCGCCAGCCGATACACCCGCCGGGCATTTTCGGTCCTGCGCGTGGCGGCGGGGCTGGCTGCGTCTGCCGATGCTGACGTGGCCCGCCTTGGCCGGCAGATTCAGCGCATCGTGGCTGGCGAAGATCTGGCCGAGCTGGGGCGGCGCGACCTGTCCGCGCTGCTGCGCGAGATCGACGAGGCCATCGCGGCAGCGTATGCCGCCATCGGCGCAGCGCAGGCTGAAGCGGCGCGGGAACTGCTCGGCATCGAGGCTGGATGGGCGGCCGGCGTGCTCGGCAGCACGGAGCCGCGGGAGTCGATGGTGGACCGGCTGGCGCGCAACCTGCTGGTGCTCGGCGCGCCCCCGGGCGAGCAGTGGACGCGGCAGGGCGATGCGCTTGGCCGGCGCGTGGGCGACCTGGTGCGCGAGGCGGCCGCAGGCGCGCCGGGCAGCGTGCGCGATGCGGTGTCCGATGCGCTGGCAACCGCGCGGCGGGATGCGCAGAACCTGGCCGACCTGACCGCAAACACCGCAGCAGCGCAGGGCCGGGCCGAAGTGGCGCGCGCGTCCGGTGCGGTCGGCTTCCGCTGGCTGGCGGTGCTCGACATGCGCACCACCGCCGGATGCGCGCTGCGCAACGGGCTGTTGTACACCCTGGACCTGGAGCCGATGGGGCACTCGATCCCGATCGAACGCCCACCGCCGCGCCATTGGGGCTGCCGCTCGCTGCTGGTGCCGCTGCTGCGCATGCCGCGCGTGGGCGATGTGGATCTTGAATCGTTCGAGGCGTGGATCGACGGCCTATCGACCGAGCAACAGGCCGACGTGCTAGGCAAAGGCCGGGCGGATCTGTACCGCCGGAAGGTCATCACGAAGGCGGATCTGGTCAACCAGCGCGGGCGGGTGCTGACGCTGAAAGAGCTACGGGCGCGGGTGGATTGACTACGGCAATACCGGCGGCGGCAGGGCGTCCCGCGCCGCCTGGCTGGCGTGGATCCGCAGCAGCTGCCAGTAAGGCCCGCGCATCCTGGTCTCGCCGCGGAGGACCTGCTGCAGCGCGCTGCCGGTCACGCCGATGCGTTTCGCAGCCTCGTAGGCTGTCCAGTTTGCCGCCTCAAGCAGAGCCCGCACTTCGGCGGGCTCCGGGCTGGCGATGTGGGTGGAGCGGGTCACTTTTGCCGCTTCCATGTCTCGTAGTCCGAGACCGACTCAAAGGCCATGTAGCCGCCTGACACCTTGATAACCTTGGCTGCCCAAGGCGCCAATTTACGGGCCTGCGCTGCGGTCTTGGCGTGGATAAACTCGGTCCGCATGGCTCAGCCCTCCAGTTCGCCGGAAACAACCAGGCCGGCGGCGCGCATCTTTGCGACGGTCTGGTCAACCTGCTCGCGCGTCATTTCGTTCATCGGCGTGCGTTTGCCGTTTTGTAGGACATGGTAAGTGCCGCTCAGCGTGTTGTTGCGCGCATCGTTGCTGATGTAGCGATTACCAACAAAGGTCAGGACTGAGCCGGTTTTGCTGTCGGTCACTGTGAGCATTTTCGTTCTCCACTGCCCCTAGCCGGGGCTCGCTCGGCGGCGGTGCGCTGCCGATGGGTGTAGACTAGCGTAGCGGCTACGCTAATGCAACTGCCGTTCGTCGGGTTGTCAACTCCCGCGCCTGCGCAGTTGACACCCACCTGACCCAACCTGCACGCACCAAAGACCGCAGCGCGGACGCACTGCGGAGATCGGCCGGACGGCCAGTGACTCACGCGCGGACGCGCAACGGTGCATGGTGAAGCCAAAAATCGAAGGTGGTGAATTGGTCCTTTCCAACGGCGTGCCGGTGTTCGTGCATGACGATGGCAAGGAAGAGCCGGTAAACGTGGCGGCCGTCATGGCGGCACTAAACCGGGCGAAGGCAGAGGCAAAGGAGCGGCGCGAGCAGTTGGATGCGCTGTCAACCAAGCTCAAAGCCTTCGAGGATTTGGACCCGGACGAAGCGCGCAGCGCACTGTCGAAGGTCAAGTCCATCGACGCCAAGCGCCTGATTGATTCCGGCGAAGCCGAAAAGGCGTGGGCAGGTGAGCGAAAGCTCTTTACCGACAAGCTGTCGGCCGCCGAAAAGCGCGCCCAAGAGGCAGAGCAGCGGCTTCATCGTGAGTTGGTGAGCGGCGGCATTTCTCGGTCGACTTTCGTCAAGGAGTCGCTTGTGGTCCCGCCGGATTTCGTCGAAGCGGTCTTTGGCAAGCACGCCAAGATCGAGGACGGGAGGCCGGTATGGGTCGACACCGACGGCTCGGTCATCTTCGACCCAGCAACCGGAAAAGCGGCGGACGCCGATTACGCCATCAGACACCTGGTGAGTCAGCGCCCTGACAAGGACCACTTGTTTCGGGCGACGCAGAAGAGCGGCAGCGGTGCGCAGCCTGGGGCAACGGGCAGCAACGCCGGAGCAAAGACGATCACCCGCAAAGAGTACGAGGGCATGTCGCCGGAACAGCAGGCGGCCATCGACTGGAAAGCGGGCGTGACCATGACTGACTGAGGACTGAAAAATGGCCAACACGCTGACCAACCTGATCCCGACCCTTCGCCTGGCTGCCGATCAGGTCGCCCGCGAGCTGGTCGGATTCGTCCCCGCGGTGCTGCGCAACTCGACTGCCGAGCAGGCGTCGCTGAATGCCACCATCCGCTATCCCGTCGTTTCGGCCTTCACCGCCGGCAACGTCGAAGCTGCCGCCACCGGCCCCGATCCGTCAGACGTCACCATCGGCTCGGACACCATGAGCATCAGCAACTCCCGCTCCGTGACCTTCCACTGGTCGGGCGAGGACGAGCGCGGCTTGAACAATGCCGGGTACTACCAGCAGATCCTGCGCGATCAGTTCGCGCAGGCCATGCGGACCCTGTGCAACGAAATGGAGACCGATCTGGCCGAGCTGTACGCGGCTGCGTCGCGCGCCTACGGCACCGCCGGCACTGCTCCGTTCGGCACCGCTGGCGACTACACCGACGCCGCGAACGTCCGCAAGATCCTGGCGGACAATGGCTGCCCGATGTCCGACCTGCAGCTCGTGCTGAACACGGCGGCCGGCGCCAACCTGCGCGGCAAGCAGGGCGGCCGCGGCGTCGACCTGGAAGGCTCCCCGGACCTGCTGCGCCGTGGCGTGCTGCTCGACATCCACGGTTTCGCCGTGCGCGAGTCGGCGCAGATCCAGAACCACACGAAGGGCGGCATGACTGGCGCCGACGTGAACAACGGCAGCGGCGAGGCAATCGGCCAGACCACGATCACCTTCGACGGCGGCACGGTCAACTCGACCGGCATCAAGGCCGGCGACGTGGTGACGTTCGCCGGCGACAGCAACAAGTACCTGGTGACCACCGGCAGCACCGCGACCGGCGGTGACATCGTGCTGGCGAAGCCGGGCCTTCTGGTGGCCGCGGCCGACACGACCGAGATCACGGTCGGCAACTCCTACGCCGCCAACCTGGCGTTCCACCGCTCGGCGATCCACCTGGTCACCCGTGTGCCGGCCATGCCGTCCGGTGGTGACGCGGCCGACGATGTGACCGTGGTCCAGGACCCGATCTCGGGCCTCGCCTTCCAGGTCGCGATGTACCGCCAGCGCCGTCGCGTTGCCTACGAGGTGGCCATCGCCTGGGGCGTCAAGGCAGTGAAGCCGGAGTTCATGGCGGTCCTGCTGGGCTGATCTGACGGGGCCGGGTAACACCGGCCCCAATCCCACAAGGGGCGAGCATGAGCAGCCAACACAACCTCAAGGCAGGGTATGCGATCACGATCACGCCGGCAGTCGGCGCGCCCGTGAACGTGTACATGGTGCAGGACACCAGCGTGTCCGCGCTGCTCTACAGCGCGCGCACGTTCGGCCCGTACCTGTTCGATTGCACTTTCGTCATCACCGGCAGCGGCGAGACCGTCTCGCAGTCGCTGGCGTCGGCCGCCAACCTCGGCAGTCTGTTGCTGACGACTGCGGGCATCCCTGCCGCAGCGGCGCGGGCGAGCGCCAACGTCAACCCGACCGGCGATGACAATGGCCTGACGTTCACCGCGCGCGAGTACGGCACCGGCGGGAATGCGATCACCGTCACCTACGTGGACCCAGGCGCGGCTTCGCAGTCGCTGGCCGTGTCCGTGGCTGGCAAGTCCATCGTGGTCAGCCTGGCCACCAATGGCGGCGCGTCAATCACCAGCACGGCGGCGCAGGTCAAGGCGGCCATCGAGGCGCACCAGCCGGCGCACGCGCTGGTATCTGTGGCGATCCAGACCGGCGACAGCGGCGTGGCCGATGATGGCTCTGGCGTGGTCACTGCGATGGCCTCCGCGGCACTCAGTGGCGGCGCGGGCGACGGAATCGGCATCGCCAAGCCGGGCGCGATCTGCATCGACACCACCGGCGGCCTGATCTACCGCAACAGCGGCACCACCGCGGCGCCCGTGTGGACCGCACTGGCGGACGTGCCGTGATCCTGCCAACGGTCAAGGTGCTGCGCGAGGGCGGCCGAGGCGTTCGCATCATCAACGCGAGCGACTTCGATCCCGCGCGCCACACCCTGGCCGAACCGAATCAGCCGGCGCCGCTCGTGTCCGCACCTCTCCCGGTGGATGCGGCGGCGTCGGCTGAACCTCGCAAGCGCGGGCGGCTGCGCAAGGTGGCGGCGTGACGATCATCGTCGAGGATGGCACCGGCCTGACCACCGCGGAGACGTATGTATCCGTGGCGGTTTCCGACGCCTACCACACGGCGATGGGCAACACCGGATGGACTGGCACCGACGCGGCGAAGGAAGTCGCGCTGCGCCGGGCCGCGCAGTACATCGACACGCGCTACACCTACCGCGGCACCCGGGTGAATCTGAACCAGGCGCTGGAATGGCCGCGGTCCAGCTACGAAACGGACGGGCGCACCGAATCCTGGCCGGTGCCGAACCTCAAAGCAGCATGCTGCGAGGCGGCGCTCCGTGCGCTGTCCGACACGCTGACCTCTGACGTCAGCACCGATCAGGTGATCGAGGAAACGGTCGGACCCATCACCGTGCGCTATGCCGCCAAGAGCGGGCAAACGCGCTACCCGGTGGTCGACGACCTGCTCCGCAAGTACGTGCTGGCCGGTGCCGGGATGCTCCGACTGGAGCGCGCCTCGTGAGCTTCAACTACGCACCGCTCGCCTCCACCGCCACCCGCCTGCTGTCCGACTTTGGCCAGACGGCGACGCATGTGCAGACCACCAGTGACGGCAACAGCACCAGCACCACTGGCGTGGCTGTCGAGGTCCAGATCACCGAGGGCGACCGCAGCCGGGCCGCGATCAACGGCACGGAGTTGCCCGCTCGCAAGTACATCGTGAGCGCAGCCATCACGCCGGCCAAGGGCGCGCGCCTGACGGTCGGCAGCCAGACCGGCGTGGTCATGCAGGTGGACCCGATCCGCCCTGGCGCTACTGCGCTGGGCTGGTACGTCAACGTGAGGGCCGGATGATGGCCGTCACCGTGCTCATCAACGACCAGCAGGCCCAGCAGACGCTGGAACGCCTGCGCAACCTGGTGGCCGCTCCCGCGGCTCCGCTGAGGCAGTCCGCGCAGTCCCTGCGCCGGCTGGTGCAAGACACCTTTGGCGCGCAGACGGACCCGTGGGGGCGGCGCTGGCAGCGGTGGGCGGAAAGCACCCGCCGCGCCCGTGCGCGCGACACCGCGGGCGGCTCGGTGCTGATCCGCACCGCGGCCCTCTACAGGTCCATCGACGCGATCCCGAGCAACGACGGAATCGAGGTCCGCGCGGATGCGGACTATGCGAGCTACCACCAGTTCGGCAACCCGGCGCACCGCGCATGGGGCGGTCCGGTTCGGCCGCTCGCGCAGCGCGCGTTCCTGCCCGTGCGCGCGCCCGGCGTCGCCGATGTGCCGGCCTCGTGGTGGCTTGAAATCCTGCTCCCCGTCGAGGCGGCCATCGCCAAGGCGGCCAAATGAATCGCCGGATCTCGCTCGCGTCCATCGTCACCCGGCTAAAGCAGCAAGTGCCGCGCAGCCTGGGTGTGAATCACATCGGCTCGTCGCTCGATTTCGATTTCCTGGAGTCGGTCGGCGATGCCTCCAAGTGGCCCGCCGTGTGGGTCGGCGCGCAGCGATCGACACCGCTCGACGATGGCCGCGGCTATTCCGGTCGGGCGCGCCAGTTGGTGCGTGTCGAGTTCGCATGCCGCGTCATCGTGAAGCGTTACGTGGCCGGCGAGGCGAGCGAGGAAGACCAGTTGAACCGCATCTGCGATGCCGTTGCGGATGCGCTGATGGGCTGGACGCCGGGCAATGGCGTACAGCCGCTTGTGTGGGTGCAGTCCATCGACGGACCGCCCGAGCAGTCGGTGATGACCGCTGATCTGCTGTTTGCAACCGAAGTCACCTACCAGTACGCCCACGCGGCATAGGAGCACACGTCATGGCCCAACCGGCACTCCAGAGCGGCGAATTGCGGTTCATGACCGTGAAAGCCGAAACCACCGAGGGGACGGACGCAGCGCCGTCCACCTCGCTGAACACCTTCGACCTTATGGACGGCAGCGTTTCGACGGAGTTCGACAAGATCGAGCGCCCGCGGGACCGCGCGTTCTTTACGGGCGAATCGTTCATCGTCAGCAACAAGCGAGCTGTCTTGGACGGCATGTTTGAGCTGATCCCGCCGGTTACGCCGGGCGATGCCGGCAATGACGGCAACGCCGAGTGCGAGGTGGTGCTGTTCCCGTGCGGCATGGCGCGCACCAAGAGCGCCACCAACGGCACCACGGCCTACAACCCGATCAGCACCAGCATTCCGACCGTCAGCGCCTACTTCTACCAGGCCGGGATCTACTTCAAGCTCGTTGGCAGCCGCGGCGACATCTCCGAACTGACGATGGCGGTCGGCGAGCGGTTCAACGGCAAGTTGAGCCTGCAGGGCGTGTACTCGTCGGTCGATGAAACCGCGGTGCCGACCGATGGCGACTACAGCGCGTTCCTGATTCCGAGCGTCGCGACCTACAGCAACTCCGTGATGCGCGGATTCCAGGGCACCGACGCCAACGCGCTGCCGGTGTTTTTCTGGGGCAAGTCGCTAAAGGTCAGCTTCGGCAACGAGTTGAACACCAAGCAGTACACCCAGAAGCGGATCAGTGCCATCGAGGACCGCGCGCCGACGTTCGAGGTCGTGATCGCCCGGCCGGCTAAGGCCGACTTCGACGTGTACGCGCTGCGCGACGCCGGCACCATCGTCCGTTTCGACATGACCACGGTTGACGACGACGGCACCAGCTACAGCCGCCTGAAGGTGCGCGGCCAGATCGAGTCCATTGAGAACGCGATGGTGGACGGAAAGGACTTCGGCTACCGCCTGTCCGGGCCCTGCATCGCCTCGGATGCCGGCGGCGACGAGTTCGGCGTCGAGTTCGGCCTCGATTCGCTGCGCCTGATTGGCGATCTGCCGGACCAGGCCGCGGGCGCCTACAGCGCACAACTGAGCCTCCAGGGTGTGTACGGCTCGGCCGTCACTTACACCGTGCAGTCTGGCTCGCTGCCCGGCGGTTGCTCGCTCAACGCCAGCACCGGCGTGGTCAGTGGCACCGCGACCGCAGGAACGACGACGTGCGTCATCCGCGCGACGGCCACCGACGTGACCGGCGCCACGATCACCGCGGACAGCTCCTCGCAGGAAATCACCATCACCTGATAGCGGCACGCAGCACCCCGCCGGCTAACCCCCGGCGGGTTTCCCTCAACACCGAGCACCATTCATGGCTCTGCAACTCGTCAAGACCAACAGCTTCGCCCTGACCATCCCGGTCTCCATCCCGTCCGACGACCCGAAAAAGCCGATCACCGGCAGCTTCACGGCGACCTTCAAGTACCGGAACCGCGAGCAGCGCGAAGAGCTGCTGGAGGCGATGAAAGACGGGAAGCTCGACGACGCGGCGTTTTTCGCGTCCGACGTCATCAAGATCGACGGTATCGGCGGCGAGGACGGCGAGAACCTGACGCCGGAGCAGCAGAAGGCGGCGGTCCTGGATCGGGTCGAACTGTGTCAGGCGCTGTTCGCCGAGTTCTGGGCGCACATGACGGGGGCTGGCGCAAAAAACTCGAAGACGTCGCAGCGGCGCTGACCGGCAGCCGCAAGCGACGCGATGTAGATGAGGCCGCATGGCGGGGCATGACCACCGCCGAGCGGCTGGCCATGGCGCAGGAGGACGAGGCATGCACGGCAGCGAGGGAGGTCGAGGTGTTGCCGTGCAACTGGTGGCCGGTGCAGGTCTACTTGCGATGCCAACCCACCATGCTGGCCGGCATGGGCGGCGCGGTGATCCTCGGCGTGTCGGCGCAGGAAGTGCGCGCGGCGTGCTCGCTACTGCGCGTGCCTCCACGCGAATGGCCGGATACGGTCGACGGGGCGCAGGCACTGGCCGGCATGGTCGCGAAGATCGAGAACGAGCGCGCGGAAAAGCGCGCCAAGTCGAAGGCTGGCAGAGCCGACACCGGAAGCCGCAAAAAGAGGTGACGGCATGACGACCGTCACCCTCCGCATTGCGGTCGACAAGGCCGGCGCCAGCGAGAACATCGCTGCCGTCAAGCAAGACCTGCGCGGCATGGGCGAAGCCGGGCAGCAGGGCGGCCAGCAGGCTGCGCAGGGCATGGGCGCGCTGCAAGGCGCGATCAACGGCGCGAAAGCGGCCGTAGCGTCGTTCCTGGCGGTCTACGCTGGAATCCAGGCGCTCTCGGGCGTCGTGCGGCTGGCGGATGAGTACCAGGGCCTGACCGACCGCCTGCGCCTCGCCACGGGCAGCAGCAGCGAGTTCGCGGCGGCACAGCAGGGCGTGTTTGCGGTGGCGCAGCAGACCGGCACCGCGCTGTCGGCGGTGGGCGGCCTGTACGTGTCGCTGGCCAACAGCACGCGCGAGCTGAACCTGTCGCAGTCGCAACTGCAGACGATCACGCAGGCGGTGTCGCAATCGTTCGTGATCTCGGGCGCCAGTGCCGCACAGACCGACGCAGCAATCCGCCAGCTTGGCCAGGGCTTCGCGTCCGGCGTGCTCCGCGGCGACGAGTTCAACAGCATGATGGAGAACGCGCCGGCGCTCGCCGCCGCGCTTGCCGCATCGCTTGGCGTCACCACCGGGCAGCTTCGCGCGATGGCTGCCGAAGGGCAGCTCACCAGCGACGTGCTGGCAACCGGGTTACTGAACCAGGCGCCGCAAATCGCCGAGCAGTTCGCCCAGATGGGGACCACGGTCGGGCAGGCGTTCACCCGGCTGTCCAACTCCGTGCTGCAGTTCGTCGGAGAGGCGGCGCAATCCACTGGCGCGGCGTCTGCGCTGGCTGCCGCGATCACGACGGTGGCCAACTACCTCCCCGCGTTCGCTGCTGGCCTGACGACGGTGGCCGCCGGATACGTCGCCGTGACCGCGGCGGCTGCGGTGGCGAATCCGGCCATCGGGTTCACCGGAACGATGATGGCCGGGCTGGCTGCTGCAATCGGCGTAGTGGTCGCGGCCTACTCTGCGTTCAAGTTGGGCGAGTACCTGGCGAACGAGTTCGAGTCCGTGCGCGCCGCGGGCGCATCACTGGTGATCGGGCTCAACGCTGCGTGGGAGGCGATCAAGGTCGGTGCTGCTGCGGTTGCTGTGGCGCTGCGCATTGCGTTCGTGACTGCGATTGACACCATCCAGGAGAAGATCGCCGATCTGATCCAAGGATTCGTGCAGCTTGCACAGTTCGAGATCTTCGGGCAAACGGTTGACTTCACGTACCTGCAGGCAGACGCACTCAACGCGCTGGCGGATAGTCTGCGCGGCTCGACGGACGCAGCAACGGCGACAGATGCCGCTGTCGCTGATCTGCGCGCAAAGATGGATGAATCGACGGCATCCACAGCCGCATTCACGGCCGAGATGTTCGACGGGATCGACGCCCATTTCGAGACGCGGCAGGCGGCGGATGCGAATGCCGGAGCACATGATGCGCTGGTGCCTGCGCTCAAGAATGCCGGGATCAGCACCAAGGAACTGAAGGAGATTCAGGAGGCCGCAACCCGCGCGGCGGACAGCCTGACGCAAGAGCAGGAACGCTTGGCGGCCGAGATGGGCGGGCCTGCGGTGGCCGCGGCCATCGAACTAGCGCAGCGCCTGCGATCGGTCGACGAACGGCAGCAGGATCTGACGCGAGCCTATGACGCCGGCGCCATTTCGCTGGGTGACTACCAGCAGGCCATGCAGCGCGCCAACGGCGTGCGCGAGCAGTCCATCGGGCTTTACCAGCGCGAAGCGACAGCGATCGCGAACACCACGAATGCGGTGCAGCAGTACCTGGACGAGTTGCGCGAGGATGTCCGCATTGCCGGCCTGAGCGGCACGGCACGGCAGGCGGCAATCATTCGCCTGAACGCCGAGGCCGAGGCGCGTCGCCTGTTGCGCGGCGCTACTCAGCAACAGATCGACGCGCTCGCCGACGAGATCGAGCAACTGAATCTCCAGGGCGCCGCGGCGCAGCGGGCCGGGCAGGCGGCCGAGGACTGGCAGCGCTATTGGGATGGCGCCGTTACCAGTGTGTCCGACGCCTTCGGCGACTTCGTGGCCGGCGGCCTGCGCGATTTCGAGAGCTTCGGCGACAGCCTGAAGAACATCGCCCGGCAGATCATGTCCGACCTGGTGTCGCAGTTTGCGCGCCGGATCATCATGAACCTTGGCGTGAACACCGGCGGTGGCGGGTTCGGCGGGTTTGGAGGTGGCGGCCAGGGCGGCTTCGACATCGGCGGCATGATCCAGGGCCTGTTTGGCGGCGGCAGCAATTCGCAGAATCTTGGCCTGACGCGCATCAACGTCATCAACGGCAGCCAGACCAGCGGAGGAGGCGGCGGGTTCGGCGGCATGATGGGCGGCGGCATGCTCCAGAACGGCTTTTCGATGGGCGGCATGATGGGTGCCGGCGGCGGGATCATGATGGGCCTTCAGGGCATCCGCACCGGCAACGCCTTGCAGGGGGCGGCGGGCGGCGCAATGGCCGGCATGTCTATCGGCGGCCCCTGGGGTGCGCTGATCGGCGGCATCATCGGCGGCCTGGGGGCGCTGATCCGCGGCGACAAGCCGCCTGATTTTCGGGTGGGCGGAACGCAGGCATCGGTGCGCAATCCCGAGGGCGGATTCGAGACCGTGTTCGGGCGCGTGCGCGCTGGATCGCGTGAGATCAGTTGGGAATCCCTGATCGAGCCGATCCAGCAGTTCGATCAGGCGATTTCCGATCTCGTGACCAGCACGGGCGGCGGTGAGGAACAGCTCGACGCCATCGCCAGCGCGCTCTCGCGGTGGTCCGTTGACCTGCGCGACTCGGCGGCGACCGCCGAGAACGTGCTCGGGAGCCGATTCAATGCGGTGCTGACCGCGTTCAGCGCCGACGTGCGCGAGTTCGTCGGCAACGCGGGCACGGTTGAGGAGCGCATGGGCCGACTGGCCGACGCGCTGACCATCGAGCGGATCGCCGGCAACGAAAACGGCATCACCAACAGCTTCGACGAAATGGCCGAGCTGCTGACGCGCTTTCGCGTCGGCAATGAGAACCTGGCCGAAACATTCGCGCGCCTGGGCGTCGGCCTTGAGTTCGTCGACCAGACGATGGCCATGCTGCAGGCCACGTTCAGCGGAACTCGCCTAGAGGCGGCGACCTTCGCGGGCGAGCTGATCGAGCTTGCCGGCGGGTTCGATGCGTTCGCCTCGCGCATGCAGGGCGCACTGACCGCGCTTTTCAGCGACGAGGAACGAAACCAGTTCCTTGCCGATCAGGCACAGAACGCGCTCAATGCTTCGCTGACCGGCCTTAACATCTCCGGCGTTGGCTTGGCCGACATCCGCGAGCAGTTGCGGACTCAGTTGCGGCAGGCGATGGAGGCCGGCAATGCCGAGTTGACGAACCAGATCCTGATAGCCGCCAACGCCCTGGGCGCGTTCTCCAGCGCACTTGAGGCGCTTGGCGAGGATGCGGTCGCCTCGGCCAATCAGATGGCGTTCGGCGGGACCTCGCTGCAGCCCGGTGGCGGCCTGACGAGCCCGGCTGGAACTGGCACGGGTGGCACCACTCCCACGACCCAGCTTGACGCGACAGTCAGCGTAGCGACCGCGGTCGAGCGCGGAAACGCTCTGCTGCAGCAAATCGCGATCAACACCACGCCTCGCGAAGAGCCGGCCGCCGAGAAGACGGCGCGCGATCAGGCAGACGCCACGCGCCAGACGGCGAGCATCCTGTCGCGCATCGAGGCGATCATCCAAGAGGCGGTGCGCACCCAGGTACAGGAGGCGGCCAAGGCGATCACGGGCGCGAACAAGCGCGGGGTGCCCGCATGAGCCGCCTGATCCTGCTCGCGGTGATCGCAGCCAGTGGCGGGAACCGCTACTACGCCACCGAGGAATATTGCACCCGGAACGCGGACACGCCAGCCAACACCCTGTTCACCGGGCGCCTGATTGATGCGGTGTACGAGCGCGGCGTGTCGTTTGCGGTGTGGAACCGTGCCGGCGGTGCTCAGGCGATCAGCTATATCGACCTGATCAACACTGACGGGGCCCTCGATTCGTGGCTGGCCGAGGACTGGCGGGACGTCCGAATCACGTTGAAGGTGGTCGAGGCGCTGGCCGCCTACAGCACGGCGACGCAGGTCGGCGTGTGCGTGGTGGACCGCCTGGAGGCGCCGGATTCCAACACCGTGCGCTTCATCTGCCGATCGGTGTTCGAGCGGCTGGAAAAGGTGATCACGACCAACTACCCGGACACGATCACCAACGAATCGCTTCGCGAGAAACCCAAGCCGATCACGCTCGGGCGCGTGCGCTGGCTGGATCCGGTGAACCCGCGGCTGAACGACAGCGCCGGCAGCACGCGCGCCGTGTTGGATGTGGCAGACGGGTACTTCGAGTCGATCAGCGAACTCCGCGCGCGCGGGACGCTCCAGACCGAGAGCCAGACGGCGCTAGTCACCAACAGCAGCCCGCAATATTTCGTGATCCAGAACGCGGACGGCTACGGGTTCTTGCTGCGCGAGCAGAGCAACCGTCTGGCGGCCGAGGTCAAGGGCCAGCTTCGGCGAGATTCCAACATCACCACGATGCCGACATTCCCATTTGGCGGCGGCGATCCGACCGATTGGGACGTGACAGAGGGCGGTACGGGCACCGTCACCTGGAACAGCGCCGGTAGCGTCACCATCATCGGCGATGGCACCGCGGACACTTACGTTTCGCAGGATCTCTCGATCACCACTGGTGGCGTCTACCAGGTCGCGATCCACATCACCAGCCTGACCGGAGTTGCACTCGTCGGCTCGGAAAAGGCGGGCGCCATCACGACCGTCTTTCGCCGGGTCGATTCGACATCCGGTGTGATCGTGGCGACGTTCGTCGGCGACAGCACCGAAAACACGATTCTTTTCGGGTTCGAGTCCGGAAGCAGCGGGACGGCTGAGATTTCCGCGATCTACGTCTACCCGTGCGCGCGCATCGACACCCTGCTCGAAATCGTCAAATTCGCCGCGATCACCCGCGGCACGCTGTCGACCGGAGATCTCAACACGACGGCGCTGGCCGCGATCGACACCGCCGCGGGGTACTCGGTAGGGTGGCACAGCCTGGGCGGGGAAGTGCGCGGCATCGACCTGGTAAACCTCGCCGCGCAGTCGTTCGGTTGCGCCATCTTCCAGGATGCAAACGGCGACCTGGTGCCGGTCCTGCTCGACGAGCCGGCGGTGTCCGCTGATTTCGAGCTGGACGAGCTCGACATCACGGAAATCGCCTACGAGGCCGACACCGCGCCGGGCCTGTCAACCAAGATGCACTACGGGCGCAACTATGCGCCGCACAGCAAAGACGACGTTGGCGGCATCGCGGCCACCAGCACGGCGAACGAACTGCTGCGCGCGGAGCTTCAACAGGACGTTTTGACGGTCACGACGACCGAGACGCTTGACGCGATCTACTCCGACGCCGAGGACCGCCCGCCGCTGGATTCCATCCTGAGCGAACAGGCAGACGCTCAGGCCGAGGTCGATCGCATCTGCGCGCTATACACCGTGCCGCGGGCCTTCTACACCGTGCGCGCGTTCGTCCAGGCGGCCACCGCGCACACCATCGAGCCGGGCGCTACGGCGCAGGTCACACACTCCCGCTACGGCCTGTCCGGCGGGGTCAATCTGTTGGTTGTCGCGGCGCGCTCCGATTTCCTCGGAAACGCCGTCGACCTGGTGCTCTGGGGATAGGCATGGGCGCGATTCTGGCAATCGGGAACCTGGCGGACTCGGCGACGCTATCGACCACGAGCGGCAGCATGCTGCGTTCGCTCGACAACCTGAAAACCGCATGGGCGCGCGGGTTGGCGCGCGGTCCCGCGAACGGCACCGGCAGCGTGCCGGCGGAACTGACGATCCGTGTCGACCTGGGGTCCGGGAAGCAGTTTTCGGCCATCGGGCTGATCGGGCTGAACGATGCGGTAGCGTCTGGCTCGTTGAAGTTCAGCCTGACCGGCGCCGGCAATCAGGAGGTCGGGACCGGCACGCTCGACAACGACGGGCTGAACGGCCAGACCCACGGCAACAGCCTGTGGTACGTCAACACCGGACTGATCAACGCGCGATACATCGAGATTTACGTCCAGGTGTTCGACCTGCCGGCGGGCCTGCGCCACGTCGACGCGCGGCGCCTGTTCATCGCCACGGCGAGCGGCACGGCGGCAACCACCGTGCTGCTGTCTGATGGCGTCGATTTCAACTGGTCGCTGACCAACATCGACAACAGCGCGGCGCAGATCACCCCGCGCGGCGGCGTGTTCGTCACGACCGGCGGCACCTATCGCGAGCTGCGGTTCAGCGTCACCGGCATGACCGCACAGGAGGCGTCCGACCTGCGCACCTGGTTGGCCACCGCGCGGCGCACGACGGAGTGTGTTGTCGCGCTCCGCGAGGAAGACACCGACACCGAGCAGAGCAACCGCACGATTTACGGCCGTCTGGTGGAATGGTCGCCCATCGTCCACACCGGCGGCGACACCTACGCCTGCGACAGCATCGTCGTGCACGAAACCCCATACCCGGCCCTGTGAGGATCTGAGACATGGCAGCCGTCGAACAAGACATCACCGCCGAGCAGGGTGCCGCACTATCGGTCACGCTGACCGGCGCCGGCGCATCGCTGCAGGGCCGCACGCTGCGGATGCACGTCCGCAGCAAGGTCGGCAACACGTCCACGAAATTGGTCGCCAGCACCACCGACGGGCGGCTCACCGTTGGCGCCGACCCGTACACCACCGCCACGCTGGCGATCGGCTCGGACGTGATGGCGGCTGTCAGCGTCAGCGATCCGACAGAGTATTGGGTCTATGACGTCGAGAGCTACACCAGCGCCACCGACGTGCGCCGGGAGTGGCAGGGGCTGTTCACGATCACCCGTGACGTCACCCGCGACACCGAAGCGAGCACGGAAACGGCGCTGTCCGGCGCGGTGCTCTACAGCGGACCGCAGTCGCTGACGGCAAGCCAGCAAGAGCAGGCGTGGGACAACATCGGCGGCGACGAGTTCGCACGCGATGCGGTCGGCGCGGCTCTGGTGGCCGGCAGCGGCATCACGGTGACGGTCAGCGACGTGGGCGACACAATCACCATCGCGGCAACCGGCGGCGGCTCCGGCGCAACCGGCCCCACGGGACCAACCGGCCCCGCAGGCCCCACAGGAGCAACCGGAGCCACAGGTGCAACCGGAGCCACAGGCGCAACCGGAGCCACGGGCGCAGACGGCGCAACTGGTCCCGCAGGCGCTGCAGGGCCAACCGGCCCGACTGGTCCGACTGGCGCAACCGGAGACACCGGGCCAGCGGGCGCCGCGGGGGCAACTGGTGCCACTGGAGCAACTGGTGCCGCGGGTGACGCTGGCCCTGCTGGTGCTACGGGTCCGGCAGGGGCGACGGGCGCCACTGGAGCAACCGGGGCGGATGGCCCGACCGGGCCCGCTGGTGCAACCGGGGCAACCGGGGCAACCGGCGCCACGGGTGCGACTGGCCCAAGCGGATCTGTCAATACCAGATGGATCGGCGCCGG